AAAGAAAATTGAAGACTTGCGTAAATTAGTAAAAGTTCAAACATCTGATGGTAATTGGAATTACAGTGAATATATGCTTGGTATGGCAAATGGCATGTTATGTGCATTATCTGTCATATCAGGCGAAGAGCCTAATTATCTTGATAGGCCAGATGAGTGGCTTTGCGATAAAGATTATAATGGTCTTGAATGCGTGGTATCGTCAGAATGTAGCGGCTCGCCAACCTTGGGAAAGGATTCTTAAATAGCTGCTTTTAAAATAAATCTCGACGACCCTAAGCTAAATGCGAAACTTATGCAGGTCGACCCTGTACTGTGGTGTATTAATAATCACATTAAACTATTGGGAGGCATAGAGTTCTCATTAAAAGGCTGTGAGTACATGGCTGAAATAATGAGAGACTCCGCAAGGCATATGGCCGTAATTAAGGGTACTCAGGCTCGTATCACAACTGCTTTCATGCTGCGAGAGATACATGCCCTGATACATCGCCAGCGGCCACAGGGCTCTTTATATTACTTCCCAACCGAGAGGGACGTAGAGAGGTTCTCTAAGACTCGTCAGGGGCCATTGATAGCCGATAACCCTATAATCAAAAGACACTTAAGAAGCACAAACAGTGTATCGGTAAAGAAGGTTGATAAATCGTTTTTGTGTTTATTGGGTGGTAAGGCCACTTCGGTAATACAAGGCAAGAAGGATAGTGGTGCAGTAAGGACGACATCTGGCGATTGTGTTATCAGGGACGAGCGGGACTTATTTGACGATTATATGGCCGATATGATTAACGATAGACTACTTAACTCTACCTTAAAGTTAGAGGTAGACTTAGGTTCGCCTACCATACCAGATATGGGAATTGACAGGGTGTTTGGTAAAAGTGACCAGAAGTATAGGATGATAAAGTGTTCTGCGTGCAACACTTACACTTCAATAGCACTTGACTTCCCGAATTCAATAAAATACAAAAAGAGTGGCAGTGGCAGGAGCATACCTTATTATGCTTGTATAAAGTGTGGCAAAGAAATAAGCCCTTGTAATGGCGAGTATGTAGCCAAGTTTCCAAGCAAGTATAACCCGAAATACCCCAATGAGGGGATAAGTGGTTATCATGTATCTCACTTCATAACGCCAAATTGTAATCTTGGCTTAGTTATGAGTGAATGGGAAGAGGCGCAGATAGACTCATCTAAGCTCGGCAGGTTCTATAATACGTATCTCGGCTTCGCATATATACCTGTTGAGGACAGGCTTCGGATTCAGGAGGTATATGATTGCTGTGGTAACGATGTAATGAAGACCATGTCTACCAAAGAAACGGCAATGGGCGCTGATATAATGAAGACCAATAGAGTCGTAATCGCCGAGAAAACCGGTAAAGACAAGGCCAAAATAATAAATATGACAAGGGTTTCTGGTTTTGATGCTCTGTATGATATGGTGAAGCGGTTCAATGTAAAGAGTGCTGTTATATGTATCAGGCCCTATGAGGAGTCGTTCAGGAAGTTCCAAGCCAAGTGTGCAGATATTAACGTTACGGTTTACGGGTCGCAGTATCCTGGCAGAGACAACGCCAATGCTTTTATGAAAGTAGATGAAAAGAGTGGCGTTTACACGGTAAACAGAACAGAGGCTATGGATAAGTCTCAGGCGTGGATAAGAAGCGGTAAGCTCGAGATACCGAGAATGTGTGATGAAGTTAAGGTATTTGCCAAAGAATGTTGTAATACAGCTAAGGTTTTAGAGACAAACGAAGACACTGGCGATAGGACATATAGGTACAGACCTATTGGAGATAAACAGGAGCATTACAGGCATTGTATTAATTATCTTCAGTTGGCCATTGGTGTTCTTACTCATAATCAGGGAATGAGTGCCGTTGGATATAATCACGGCGAGTCGAGTTACGACCCGCTGGAATGGGACTTATAGTTAACGAACTTTAAGGAGAAAGTTATGGACAAAGTAGAAAAATGGATAGCTTCTGGCAAAAAGAATTGCAAAGAAGGCAATCACTGGCACATATTACATTATCCAGATTACCAGCTATGTCCGCTATGTGGGCACAGAGAGAGTTATAGTGCTATCGTGCCAGAGTTTAATGGGTATTTAGTTAGAGAGATGAAAATTAAACCTAAATGATAACAGAAGAACCAGATATAGACTTCGGTTTAATCTCTGAGCATTTCACTACTTGTGGTGATTACACAAAGGAGGTTATACTTGAAGAGTTGGAATATTGGCGAAAAACTACAGATTTTCTTGTTCTTGTTTCTCGGAACGATGGGCATGTTGACGGCTTTCTTATTGGTTATCGCAGTAGAAACAGTTTATGGATTGCTCAGGTTTGGAGAAAGGCTGGTACTGATATTAAGTCGAGTCGTGAGGCGTTTGAGAAAGCTAAAAAGTGGGCTATAGAAAGAGGAATGACAAGCATGACAGGCGAAACAAAACGGAATGAAATGCGTGCGATGGAGCGGTATGGTCTCAGAGAGTTTTCTTTAATTATGAAATGTGAGTTATGATAACACCAAAAACAAAAATAGTATATAGGAATGGTTTTGAGTTGCAGGTGTCAATTGACCCGTTAAGTCGCTGGAGGTTCAAGGGCGGAAGTCCAAAAGCACCGAAAGCACCTGCCCCTACACCCACACCAGAGAGAATCGACCCTGAGGTTGAACAAAAAGAAAGGGATAGGCGCAGGCAGAGATTACGCGCTGCTGGCAGAGCAGGTACTATACTAACACAGCCGTCAGGTTCGGGCGAAACTGCTACGCTCTTGGGGAGATCGACATTATGATAGGTAGCCTTGGCGAGAGATTAAGACTTAGATTAAAGCAACTCGAAGAAATCAAAAATGATTACGAGGGTATGCAGTATGATATAGCAAGATATGTTAATCCTCGTAGAGAGTTGTTGAAAGATTCTCAGAGATTCGACGACAAGGGCAGGGCAAGGGGGAAGAGTGTCTATAGTGGCGTTCCGAACTCTGCGCTTGGCGTATGGGCTGACGGTATGCAGGGGCACATGGTAAGTCAGTCGCTAAGATGGTTTAAGAGTGTCATTGGCAATTCAGAACTAAATAAAATAGATGAAGTTCAGCAATACCTCCAGGAATATGACGAAGCAATGTATGGCGAGTTTAACCGGTCTAATTTTTATGCCATTCTAGGTGAGTGGTTTAGGGATGCTGGCTCAGTTGGCACGGCTACATTATACACAGAAGAGGATATAGGCAACAATTGCGCAGTTCATACGCCAATACATCTCCGTGAGATATTCATAGCTGAGAATAAATATGGTGATGTAGATACTGTCTTTAGAAAGTTCTTCTTAACAGCAAAACAAGCCGTAGACAAGTTTGGTACGGAAAGACTTAATAGAAATATAATTAAAAACGCAGAAGAGCATCCTGAAAAAAGGCATGAGTTTGTTCATGCAGTCTTTCCTAACAAAGATAGAATGTACGGAAGTATGCTTGCTAAGCATAAACCAATAGCCTCTGTGTACTTACAGATGGACGGTAATCAGGAAATAGAGGATGGTTATGTAGTTAAGAAGTCTGGATACGACTTAAACCCATACGCCGTTTGGAGACTAAGAAAGAACTCGGATGAGATTTATGGCTATTCTCCTGCTGCCGATGCGTTGGTTGAGATAAAACAAATCAATCAAATGGCAAAGACGCTATTGCAGGCAGCTCATATGTCAGTATCACCCCCTATGAATGTACCAGAACACATGAGAGGTAATGTCAGGTTGACACCTAATGGACATAACTACTATGAGCGAGGTGGTGATAAAATGTCTGCTGTTCACACTGGTGTGAATTATCCCATTGGTATCGACCGAGAGAAAGAAATTCAAAGGATTATTGAGGATAAATATAGAGTAGAATTCTTTTTGGTTCTTGCCAGAAGTGAACGAGAAATGACGGCTACTGAAATAATGGAAAGACAGGCTGAAAAATCAGTTCTTCTCGGCCCTCAAGTAGATAGAATGGAACGAGAGGGCTTGATAAAGACATTTGATATTGTATCAGAGATAGCCGACCAAGCTGGTAGACTTCCAGAACCCCCGCAGGTCCTAATAGACTCCATCGAACAAGCAACGGCGATGGGGCAAACTCCAGCTAGAATCGATATAAGATTCATGGGGCCATTAGCTCAAGCACAACGAAGATTATTCCAGATGCAGCCAATTAAGAATGGTATCAATGAATTAGCACAGGCAGCGGTAGTGTTTCCTGAGGTATTGGACGTTGTTGACAAAGATAAGTTGGGCGAGAGAATACTTGACGCCACAGATTTCCCGCAGAACTTGATATTGTCAGACGAAAAGGTACAGGCAATAAGAGAACAGAGAGCACAACAAATTGCACAGCAACAGGCACAACAGCAGGCGCAGGGAATAGCAGAGGGCTACAAGAATACTACTAAAGCGCCAGAGGAAGGTTCTGGCGCAGAGGCAATAATTGATGCGTTAGGGGGTTGATATGCCAGTAAGGAAAAAAGGAAATAAGTGGGCTATAGGTTCAGGCAAGGCGATGTACAAGTCAAAGGCAAGTGCAGAGCGAGCTTATAAAGGATACTTGGGTTCAAAATATGCAAAAAAGAAAGGAAAGAAGTAATGGCAAAGCGTGGAGTACCAAAAAGAGATGGTTCTGGTAGGGGGCGCAGGGCTAACGCTGGAAGGGGATGTGGTGGACGTAGAGCGAAAGGTAGAGGTCGTGGCTAAACTAACAAAAGAAGAAAAACAGCAGATAGTTGATTACCGTATGTGTTTTTCAACTGATGCGGGAAAAAGAGTATTGGGACATATCTTGGCAGATTCGGGATACTTTGATACAGACTTGTCGACAGATGGCGAGATAGCGGTACAGAACTTCGTTAAAAACATACTAAAGAACCTCGGTGTGTACAATGTAAGTACAATAAACAGTTATGTAAACAATTTATTTAAGATACCAGTAGAGATATAATGGCAAAGAAAACAGAAAAAAAACAAAAATCATCTGATTTTATAAAAGAAAACTATAACCCAAAAACAAAAATTGGGAAAAACCTAAAGAAGACAATGATT